GGCAGCCGCGCGACGATCACGGTCGGGGGTTCGCAGTTTGAAGTGACGCCGGAGCAAGTCCGGGTGACGGCCAGCCAGATCACGCTGTCGGGTGAGGTAAGCATCGACGGCGCGCTGAGTGTATCCGGCGACATCACCGGCGCCGGCACGATCATGGACGCCGAAGGCAACAGCAGCAACCACTCGCATTGAGTGAACATTCACCTTCAGCCCACCGCGCGTGGGCTTTTTCATGCCTGGAGAAAAACCATGACGAGTAAAACCAAGGAAGTCTCGGCCGCCACCGAAGCGCCCGCGCCGGCCACGCTGAGCTTCTTTCGCGACACGCTGTACACCTCGCGGGTGCTGATTCTGCTGGACGCCGAGCGCACCTTGAAAGTCGAAAAGGGCCAGGTCGCGGTGGCCTCGGATGATACGGTCGCGCTTGAGTATTTGCGCGGCCGTAAGGACTTTGTCGCGGTCGAGGACTGATCCCATGATCGGGATGATCGGACTGGACCGCCGCACCGGCCAGCTCATTTCCGGCCTCGATCACCTGCGCCAGTCCATCGAGGACATTTTGTCCACGCCGCTGGGCAGCCGACGCATGCGCCCGGAGTACGGCAGCAAGCTGCGGCGCTTTGTCGACCTGCCGGTCAATGACGGCTGGAAAAGTGCCGTGCAGGCGGAGGTGGCCAGCACGCTGGGGCGTTGGGAGCCGCGTCTGAAGCTGGGCCGGGTGCGCGCGGTGGCCATCCTCGACGGACGTATCACATTTGAGCTGACTGGGCAGTACCTGGGCAGCGACGTGACCTTGGAGGTGTCCGCATGACCATGGAATTGGCGGCACTGCCGCCGCCGCAAGTGCTGGAGGACCTCGACTTTGAAGCGGTCTACCAGGAGAAGCTGGAAGCCTTCCGTCTGAGCATGGGCGACAACTGGAGCGCGGAGCTGGAAAGCGACCCGGTGCTCAAGCTGATCGAACAGGCCGCTTATGGCGCCTTGCAGAACCGGGCGCGGGTCAACGACGCGGGCAAGGCCTTGCTGTTGGCCCATGCCGAGCGGGCCGACCTCGATCACCTGGCCGCCAACGTCAACCTGCAGCGCCTGGTGATTCAGGCCGGAGATCCAAGCACGGTGCCGCCGACGCCGCAGGTGCTCGAAGAGGACGATGCCCTGCGCGAGCGGGTGCAGCTGTCGTATGAGGGACTGACCACGGCGGGGCCGCGCAACAGCTACATCCTGCATGCACGCAACGCCTCGGGCCTGGTGGCCGATGCCACGGCGGAAAGCCCGTCGCCCGCCGTGGTGGTGGTCACCGTGCTCAGCCTCGACGGCAGCGGCGCCGCCTCGCCTGAACTGCTGGAGGAGGTCCGACTGCAACTCAATGACGAGGACGTGCGACCGGTGACCGACCGGCTCACGGTGCAGAGCGCCATGGTCATCGACTACCGTATTGAAGCGGTGCTGTATCCGCAGGCACCCGGCCCGGAGAACGAAGCCTATCTGGCCGAAAGCCAGAAACGTCTGAGCGAGTGGATCAACCCGCGCCGTCGCCTGGGTTTGGAGGTGGCGCGCTCGGGCGTCGATGCGCAGTTGCACGTTCCCGGCATCGCCCGGGTTGAGCTGCTGGGCTGGACCGACCTCAAACCGAGCAAGGCCGAGGCGGCGTATTGCACGGGTTATAGCGTGACGCTGGGGGCCTGACATGAGCAGCCAGTTACCGCTCAACAGCACGCCGCTGGAACTGGCCGTGGAGGCGGCCAACTACGAAAAAACGCTGAGTCCGCTGCGCAGTTTGTACAACGCCGACACCTGTCCCGAGCATTTGATGCCGTACCTCGCCTGGGCTTGGTCGGTGGACCGCTGGAACAACAACTGGACCCAAGAGGCCAAGCGCACGGCGATCCGTTCGGCGTACGACGTGCACGCGCGCAAAGGCACCATCGGTGCATTGCGTCGGGTGGTCGAGCCCTTGGGCTACCTGATCGACGTCGTGGAATGGTTCGACACCGTGCCGGAAGGCGAGCCCGGCACCTTCGCCCTGGAGGTCGGCCTGAATGACGCCGGCATCACCGAGGAACTGTACGAGGAACTGGCGTGGTTGATCGACGACGCGCGTCCGGTCAGCCGGCACATGACCAATCTGGCGCTTAGCCTGCAGACCGAGGGGGTGTTGGGCATTGCCGTGTGCGTGCAAGAGGGCGAAGAGATCGACGTGTACCCCCCAGCTCCGAAAGACATCGACGTGACCGGCACTTTTGGCCCGGCGCTCTGCGTCGATGAAACCGATACTTTGGACGTTTATCCCTATGATTGATAAAACCAGTCAGTTTTTTGCCATTCTCACGGCGGTCGGTGAAGCCAAACACGCCAATGCCATCGCCATGGGCCTGGACTGGATGTTTAGCGAGATGGGCCTGGGTGATGCCAACGGCACCGACCCGATTCCCGACCGCCTGCAAACCCAGTTGATCAACGAATGGCGCCGGGCGCCGATCAACCAGATCCGCGTCGATCCGGCCAACCCCAACACCGTCATCACCGAGCAGATCATTCCTCCCGAAGTCGGCGGTGAATGGATTCGCGAGATCGGCCTGTACGATGTCGACGGCGACCTGGTGGCGGTGGCCAACTGCGCGCCGAGCTATAAACCGTTGTTGGACCAGGGCAGTGGCAAGACCCAAGTGGTGCGGATGAATTTCATCGTCAGCAGCTCGGCGAACATCGTGCTGAAGATCGATCCGGCCGTGGTGCTGGCCACGCGTGAATACGTGGACCTCAAGATCCAGGAGGAGCTGGCCAAACTGGACCACAAACAGTCAGCGCGGGTGGCGGCCACCGTCGCCATTGCCCTGAGCAATGTGCAGACCATCGATGACGTGGCCGTGGTCGTCGGTGACCGGGTGCTGGTGACCGCTCAGACAGAAGCCCAGGACAATGGCCTGTATGTCGTCAGCGCCGAAAGCTGGACACGGGCCGCCGATGCCGACAACAGCCTGGAAGTGACACCGGGGTTGTTTATCCACGTCGAGCAGGGCACGACCAACGGCGACAGCCTCTGGCAGTTGGTCACGGATGCGCCGATTGAGCTGGGCACCACCAGTTTGCAGTTTGAAATGATCGCCGGCGGCAGTGGGGTAGGCGTAGGCACCTTTCGTAGTGTCACCGTCGATGCCCTTGGGCGTGTAGTCGCCGGTACCAACCCGACCACCCTGGCCGGCTACGGCATCACCGATGCCCTTGCGGTGAGTGAAAACTTGGGCGATGTTGCGGATGTGGTCGAGGCTCGGAATAACCTCGGGCTGGGCACCGCCGCGACCGCTGTTGTGCAGGTCCATCTTCACGATGAAACGCCTGATGCGCTGATGAAGGTCGGAGCGTTCGGCTGGGGTGGGGCTGCCTATGCGGTCAGTGATGTTGATATCGGTAGCCTGAATGCGGTGACGGCCCTCTATTTCGTCAGCAATGGCGCGGGAGGGCCAGGTGGCGCGCCCTTTGAGGGTTGGGTTCGCGTTTCGGCGATTACACCAGGTCAATACGCCTTTCAGGAGATTTATGGGAATGCCGACCACACCCTACACCGCCGGGCCTTGACTGCCGGTGTTTGGAGCGAATGGGAAAGCACCTGGGACTCAACCGATCTGGTTAAACAAACCTCTCCCCAAGATGACACACCAGGCCGTGTATTGCTCACGGGTGCTTATGGCTGGGGCCAGGGGGGGATTGTCCTTCCCGAAGGCACCGATTTAGACACAGTCACCACCGCGGGCATTTACCGGGTGAACCCCGGCCCGAACGTTCCAGAGGGCGGTCAATTCTCCCCCATGCTGGTTGCGGTCAGTCAAGACACCCTCTGGCAACAAATCATCGGCTATAACACCGGTACAACGCTTACTCGTGGCGGTGTTCGGAGCCCAGAGGGATTCGTATTCAGTGCGTGGGTAACGGGTTGGGACACTAGTAACTTTGACCCTGCTGCGTACCAGGCGGCACTGGGTTTCACTCCCGTGCAGCAAGGCGGTGGTGCGGGTCAGGCGTCGAACAAGGTCTACATTGGTTATCGACCCGCCTCGAGCGATGTGGGTTTACAGGTTGATGCATCCGACTTCGGGA